TTTTACTATTATACGAACTTCGTAATTTACGCGTTTTATTTTGAGTTTCGTGAAAAAATTTATTCAGATGAGTTAACATTTCTTTACTAATAATGATATCAATTTCTAAATCAATAGACTTTTTCAATCGTGGTGTATATTTAAATTTTTTAATTATTTTTAACATATTGGATTTAAAATTAATATCGCATATATGATTTAGTTTGTTTGATTTTGATAATTCGTCAAACATGAAATCAAATTTATAGTCATAGTAATAAGGTTTAACATTAATATAATAAACATTTTCATTTACCATTTCAGGATAATAAATGTCGTCAATATAACAAATTTTGGTATTTTCCGGCACTTTTGTACATCTAATTAAATCGTTTATTTTTTTATCATTAGAAGTTCTACCTATTTCGATAACTTCCCCTTTTACTTTGAATGCCGCAATTATACGATCAAATAATTTATAGTTTAATTTATCTTCAAAATAAGATATAAACATATTAACCCAATTATAAGCACCTGTATTATTTGTATAGATCATTACACGATTGCACATATGTTCTATCTTTTTTTTTTTAATAAACGTTAGTATTTTAATAATATCTGGTCTTAAGAAATTTTTAAATAAATCCAATAAGTTATTGAAATACGTTTGATTTAGAATATTATCTTGTTGAGTTTTAAAATTTAAATAGAATTTAAGACTTTCCCAAAATATACTTAATTGAACAAAATACCCTAATGTTTCATCAAAATCTAAAACTATTATTTTCATACTATATCAGTTATATAACTAATCATATTTTATTTTCTACATAAATATATATCGGAATAGATTATGTCTAATTTAACAAAATCAGACTATATCAAAATATTAAATTATTATAATGCATCAATACCGAAATCATTAAAAAATATTAAAACTAAAGCTAAGCAGATAATAATGAACAAATTATGTCGGTGTATTAAAAAAGTAGATCCAGTTAATGAAGCAAAATCTATAGGAATTTGTAAAAGAACAGTTCTACATAGTAAACATGTCACAGTAGGGAAATTTACATGTAAAAAACGTAAAAAAGGAGTATTAAAAAAATATACTCAAAGAAATAGACACTAGGTTTTAGATAAATGATCTAATGCTGATACAAGAACGTTTTCTTGATCAGTTAATTTTTGAAATATCAAACTACTGTCCATACTTAAACGAAAATGTCGTGAGCGAGGTCCATAATTTTTACATATTAAGAAAACTCCTTCATCTGTAATTTTTACATTGCAAAACATCGAACCATTAGTTAGAAATATTTTATTTGGGTTACTAATATTGATCCATCTTAAGTATGTACCATATCGTAACTCATTTATTTCATCAATATATTTATAGCCTTTTAATTTGTTTAGTAATACTTGTTCTTCCATTTTTTGTAAATTTAATTCTGATATAATTTGTCGATTAAGTTGTTTTATTTTTTCGGTATTAAAATTCATCAATTCTTCATTTGTGTCATCATCTAATGCTTTTAATAATTTATTAATATCCATATATCCTATTAATAAATTATTATTATATCTATTATTGTTATTATTTATATAAAATTACCATGCACTACCAAAACCTCCTCCCATTACAGAATTAGCGGCTACTGGACCATCAAAACCTTCTGCAGGTGATGAAGCATTTACAAGAGGAGTATCGTCTTTTTCATGAAATTTATTATAATCTGGTAACTGTTGATGCGCCATTGTATTTTGATTATTTGCTTGTGTCATATCACTAGTAGGTAATGAATGGATTGAAGTGCCATCGGAAAATGAATTACTTAATGCTACGTTTCTAGTATGAGCTGGAGGCATAGTAGGTGGTAATTTACCTGAAATAGGCTGAGATACTTTCACCTTTGATTTATCCTTGGGTTTATTTTGACTTGAAGGGCCTTCCCATAACTCAAGTATTCTATCAATTAAAATATTCATTTTTTCGCCTAATCTAGAATGAATGCTAAATGTAATCATTAAAAATGCTAAAGTCATATATATAACATGATTTTTAGGATATTCTTCACCACTATATGTAGGAAAAAAATTAATAATACGATCAACGTAAAAAAATCCTAAAAGCATAACTAATACTTGGATAATAATCTCTGCTATAATTTCTATAGTCCCCTTATTATCGTCAGCATCAGGTATATATTTAGCTATAAGTTTATTCAAAGATATAAGTGGTATTAGTGATAACATACCATATTGTATAATGTTGAGTAATTCTGCTTTTGTATTATCATTAAAATTAAATATATATTTAATAAAATTTTTTTTTGATTCGTCAGAACTATCCATATGTTTTATAAGAAGAAATTAAATTATCTAAAAAGTAAATATTCGCGCGTAAGTATTTAAAAGTTATAATTTAAAATTATAATATAATGAGTAGTTCACGTTCAATAGCAGCTGCAAGGAATCGACGTGCTGGAGGAGATGTTCCTCCTAAATTACAAGCAGGAAGGTCGATGAATACAATTTCTCACCCACCAATGCAACCCCATCAACATATGCAACAACAAAATATTGAACAAAAATCAAACGGTTTACCTTTTTCAAAATTGACAATTTCTGATGCAATTGGGTTAATAACATTACGTTTAGGTAAAGTTGAACAACATTTAATAGAACAGCAACATAATCCTATAATTTCAAAAGGGGAAACTCCTAGTGTAGATAATACACTTTTGACAACACTTACTAGACGTTTAGATGAAATGGAAAAAAAAGAAAAGTTAGTTACTTTAAATGATTTTAAAACAGAATTAGCATCTTTAACCCAAAATATTAATAGTATTCAAAAACAATTTGAAGAATTTAAAACTGAGACACAAAATAAATTTATCGATTATGAAACTGCTATATGTGATATAGAATCTAAGATTTTTATAGAGGATAACGATATATCCCCTAAAAACTCTGATGAATCAAAATCTAAAGTTGCAGATTCTACAGATTCTAAAAATAAAGAAGTATCCGTTTATGCAAAGGAAATAGTAAAAAAGGAAAAAACAGCTGATACAGAAACACATAATGCTGAAAATGCTGAAAATGCTGAAAATGTTGAAACTGAAGATGCTGAAAATGCTGAAAATGTTGAAAATGCTGAAAATGCTGAAAATGTTGAAACTGAAGATGCTGAAAATGTTGAAGAGAGTGGATTTGAAGAAGAAGTGACTAGTAACAAAGATAAGAAAAAAAATCGAAAAAAAAAAATGACTTTACCAATTTAAAATAAATTATTAGATAAATATACTTCATATTAAAAATAGATTATTACGTTGCCCTTTTAAAAAATTATTATTTATAATAAATATGGAATTTATTATAACTATATTTATTTTTTGTTTAGTATTATTTATATATCTACATATACAATTTCAGTTAAAAACGGGCAATGATTTAGAAATATATGAAATAGATGATGTTTCAAAATCAAAATTGGAAGAAGTATGTGATATGAGACAACCGCTTTTATTTGATTACCATAACGATAAAATCGTAGAAATGTCAAATCGCACTTTTATTGAAGAAAATTACCATGCTTTTGAAATAAAAATTAGAAATTCAAAAGATACAGACTGTGATCGTGAAAACGAGTTGTATCTACCTTTACCGTTCCATGCATCCTTGAAGCTATTTAACGAAGATAAAGATGCTAGTTATTTTACGGAAAACAATTCTGATTTTTTAGAAGAAACTGGTATTGTTAAGTCGTTTAAATATAATGATGATTTTTTACGTCCATATATGGTTTCAAATTGTAATTATGATTTACTTATGGGGTCTAATAATACACGTACCCCTTTTAGATATATGGTTAATTATAGAAATTATATGTTATTAACATGTGGTACCGCTAAAATTAAAATAACTCCTCCCCAAAGTACAAAATACTTATATCCTAAATATGATTATGAGAATTTTGAATTTTCATCTCCTATTAATCCGTGGAAAGTTCAACCAAAATATTCGGCTGATTTTGATAAAATAAAATGTTTAGAGTTCAATTTAACACCAGGTAAGATGTTTTATTTACCAGCTTACTGGTGGTACAGTATAGAGTTTACTAAAGATACATGTATATCGTGTTTTTATTATAGAACATATATGAATAATTTAGCCATTTTACCATATTTATCACTTCATGCTTTGCAAATACAAAATGTAAAAAGAAATGTAGTTAAAAAAGCGGTGAATCAATTCTTAAGTAAGAAGGAAGAAGAGAGTAACCCAGTTGATAACGATCATGAGAATAATACTGAAAAAGAAGTAGATCAAGATGATACTACTAAACCCCAAGACTCTGATAATATAACAAGTATATCTAAATTACCTATTTAGAGTTAACTTGTGTATATTTGATTATGGTTTTTAAAATTCACGGGGAGAGAAATTCAGGAACTAAATTTTTAACTGAATTATTTGAAGCTAACTTTGGATTTGGTTGTTTTCAAGAGTATTATCATGATAATAGATGTTATTATTGGAAACATGGGATTGACTTTGAAAAACGAACTACGTCGCAAATAGATATTTTTATAATACGAAATTTAGAAGACTGGTTAATATCTATGTTCTATAAACCGTATCATTTAGCCCTTTATAACGACTTTAATAGTTTTATAACTCAAAAACAAATTTTAAATGATGGATGGAGTAAAGATGGTAACACTGGATTACCATTAAATTATCATGATAAAGATAAGACAATATTTGAAATAAGATATTTTAAATTAAGGTATATATTAGATTATGCAAGTAAAAATTCGAATGTTGTTTTAGTTAATTTAGATTATATTAAAAATCCTGATAATTGTAAATTATTTTTAGAAATGATGATAAAAATTTATAATTTATCTTGTAATAAAATGGTTTTAGAATTGCCATACGAAATAAGTTATACAAAACAAATTAATATTGATGAATATCGGAATACGATTGATAAGGCTAAAAATAAAGAATATGAAGAATTCGTTCAAAATCTTACATTTTCAATTAAATATTCTCCTTAAGAAATAATCTAAACTAATTATAAAATGTTTCATTTATTCGGAAATCTTTTATCAAATTCAACAAAAAAATCGAAATCTATTCGACGTAAATCTAATAAGAAAAATAAATCTATAAAAAAATCCAAAAGTAGTAAGGGGAAAAAGGGAAAAAAAGGGAAAAAGGGGAAAACTCAAAAAGGCGGCTCTTGACAATCGGTCGTACAATAAATTTTATTAAATAAAGGTTAACTTAAATATTTCGAATGATAAACCACTTAATCGGTTTTGATAGCAAATGTTATCTTAGTGCCTTCGTTTAATTGAATTTTAGTTATTTTAGTTCTGCAAAATGGACATGATGTTGAATTGTTTTCTCCAACTATTTTGTTTAAACAAGTGTTACATGTTTCGTGACTACAATTAAATTTTATAAAATCTTGGTCGTTTTTATCACACCAACATATACCACAATTTTTTTCTTTATCAGGTCCATTATATTTTACAATAGTAGCATTTATATCGTGTTTTATAATATTATTTGAAATATAACTAAGTAATGAAGGAATATAACCATCTATAATAGGGGTGTTAGATAATTGAACATAATCGCTATTTGTAATATCATCTTCTATATTATATATTTTATTACAAATTACTTCAATATATCTATTAATATGAAGATTTAATCGTGAATTACATTTACTAATTGCATATGCTTTAACTATAGAAATTATATAAGTGTGTAATATAATATATGAGACTAACCAAGATGTGAAACGATACACCTTATTATCAAGTATATCTATTTGATTTTTTTTTATATTACAAAGATCTTCAAATAATAGTAAGTCATTATGATTACAATTGTTTATTCGATGACCTTCTTCTCTACAATAAGAACATTTTCTTCTAGATAATGTTCTACGAATACGCGATCCTATTTCCATAGAAATATCATCTGGAGGTAAGATAGTAGCGGTGTTATTTACTGGCATATTAAAATAATTATGTTATCTAACCAAATTAGATAACATTTTACTCAATTTTTTATTTAAAGATGTATTTCTTTTACACTTTTTTCCCACCAAAAGTTAATCCTTGTTGTTCTGCTTTGTTATAATTCATTTGATCTTTTTTATATTTATTATAAATGTTCATTTCGTTGAGCGATTGTGAAGTTAAAGACATATTTTTATTTAAGTTTTTATTTTCAACATTAAGTTTCCAAGGTTTTCCTTCTTCCATCAGTTCAATCCGCTTGTTTAGATAGTTTTGTTTTATTTCATTTTCTTTTTCATTCAATTGTTGACCTCCTTTTCTTGATTTTCTTCTTTTGGGTTTTTTTCCTTTGGTTTTTCTTCCTTTGGTTTTTCTTCCTTTGGTTTTTCTTCCTTTGGTTTTTCTTCCTTTGGTTTTTCTTCCTGATCGTCTCTTTTTAACTCTTGTATAACCTATACGATTTTTTCTACCTCCTTTCTTTACAGTTATTCCATTTCTGGCTTCCCATTCGTCGCGTACTTTTCTAAACTTTGATCCTACTTCTGCTGGATAATAATCCGGAAGGTCCTTTTCTCCTACAGGCATGATAGCTAATTCATCTTCAAAGTCATTCATAACTTCAGTAAACTTTTGTTGTGCGTTTTTTTTTTTATTTATTCCATCTTCATAATCATCACGTATTTTTTTTAATTGTTTGAATAAAAAGATTGATTCGTCCCATCCTTCATGCTGTCCGCCATATTCATTCAAATGTTGCTCTAGTAAACCATCTAAATATTCATCTGTAAGCGGAATTTCCATATCAAGTATATTATTTTCATCTGTATAATCCTTATACATACCATGTGTATAAAACACCATCAATTCATCATTTTCAACGGGAGGAGCATTTTTAAAAAATGCAACTAAAGTTTTTCTATTATTATTATTAAGAATATGTTTATTTGATATAATTTTATTTAATGTGGTATGACTATTTTCCATATATATATAATGAAATAAAATAAAGAAATGGTTATATATTTTAATAATGGAACAATTTAAAATATTAGTACACGACAGAAAATGTAGTAATTGGGAAATATTAGATAACGTGTATCAACAAAAAAGAGAATTACAAATTACAGACCCTGTTAAACATAAATTATTTTCAAACGATGTATTTGAATTTAATAATGACACCGTAAATATTATACATTCATCAGTAAGAATATCTGGAGATATTCCCGGTGTTTTAATTTTAAAAGGCAATAAGACATATGGTAGAAGGAAAAATAAACTTTTGTATAAGTGTGTTCCAGATGATATAAGATTACCGCCTTTTTTGGTTCCTTATGAAATCAAAAATGTTGGATTTTCTAAAGTGTTTTTAAATTTATATGTTACGTTTCAGTTTCAAGATTGGAACGAAAAGCATCCACACGGTACTTTAAGTAAGGTAATTGGTGGTGTAGATATTTTAGATAATTTTTACGAATATCAATTATACTGTAAAAGCTTGAACGCATCTATACAAAAATTTCAAAAGGCAACCAGTAAAGCTCTACAACAAAAGAGTCATGATGTATTTATTGAAAGTGTAAAAATAAAGTTTCCTTCAATTGAAGAAAGATATAATTATCATATTATTGCGATTGATCCTGAAAAAAGTTTGGATTTTGACGATGCTGTAAGTATTCAGCAAATTGACACGAATACTAAAAAACTCACTATTTATATTTCGAATGTCACTATTTGGATGGATGTTTTGAATTTATGGGATACCTTTTCGAAAAGAATTTCTACCATTTATTTACCCGATAAAAAACGTCCGATGCTACCTACTATTCTTTCAGATTGTTTATGTAGTCTCCAAGAAAAAGTCACTAGAATTGCTTTTTATATGGATTTAATTATAACAGACAATAAGGTTACAAATATATCTTATGGTAATGCGCTTATTCGATTGTCTAAAAATTATCACTACGAGGATCCTAAATTACTTCTTGATAAAACGTATAAAGATATAATGGAGTTGACTAACATATTGAATAAAGAACATAAATTTATTAATAACATTAAAAATAGTCATGATGTTGTATGTTATTTGATGGTATTGATGAATTGTTTTACTGCAAAAGAATTGATATCATATAATGCGGGAATTTTTAGATCTACTATACTTAAAAATCCTGTTCAAATTCCAGATACAGTTCCTGAGGAAATCTCGAAATTTATTAAAATATGGAAGTCTTCATCTGGACAATACATAGATGTATCTACTGTTAAAAACTGCGAAGAATATAGGCATAATCTTTTAAATATTGATGCATATATTCATATAACAAGTCCAATTCGACGATTGGTGGATTTATTGAATATCATTAAATTTCAAGAATTAAAAGGAATCGTTGCATTATCCGAAAATGCAGATCGATTTTATAAAAAATGGGTAAATGATCTAGAATATATAAATGTTACCATGAGATGTATTCGCAAAATACAGTGTGATTGTAATTTATTAGATTTATGTCAAAATTCGCCTGAAATAATGAAAAAAGAGTATTCAGGATATATGTTTGATAAAATACAACGAAATGATGGATTATATCAGTTTAATGTATTTTTACCCGATCTAAAATTATCAGCTCGAATAACTACACGGGATAATATTACAAATTTTACTTCACATATATTTAAACTCTTTTTATTTGTTGATGAGGAAAACTTTCGAAAAAAAATAAGATTACATAAAATTTAGTGAATATAATTAAATAATTATTTCGTTGTCTATATATTTTACACCTTTGAACAGACACTTTTTATTTATATATAAAAATTTTATATCACTTATTAAATTATGTAATAAAATATTATTATCACCTGTTATTCTTAATGAAATACTATTTTCATAAAAAGATTCGACCTGTTTACATTGAAACATTAATGTCTCTTTTTTAAATTGCTTTTTACCCCAATATTCTTTATATGTTACAGAAAATCCATAACATATAAGACCAATATTTTGTAACAAATCAATAATTTCATGTTCTATAGAGTTTTCTAGTTGATTGAATGTTAATGTATAACAAGTATTTCTGTTTATCAATCTGTATTTGAGTGATTGAAACTTCATTATTATATTTATAGTTATATTGATTTACAGGTGTAAAAAGTATTTCAATTTTTATTGATTTTTACATAATAATCTAAAAACTAATAAAGATAATATTAATATTATATGTAATGATGATTTTACACCCTTGAAGATTTAAAACGCCGTTTTCACAGAGTAAAAATAATCAAAAATGTAAAATCAATAGTAGGAGTTTCACCTACGATGGTCTAACTTTTTCCACTTCTTTTTGTATATTAGATGTGGTGAAAGACGAAATTTGAAAACACGCAGGGCGTTCTTGCCTATCAATCCAGCATTTTGTAATACTCATTATATTGATTGCCGAATTTGCGTCTCTTGTTTTGAATACGGTTTGTTTGACCTGAGGTCTCACGCATCCAGAACATACTAAAAGACGGAACTGCTTGTTTCCATTACTATGTCTGTAATAGGATAAATCATTATTACATTCACAGCATTTTTTACTTGTATTACATTCGTTTATGGTAATTGTATCATATTTCTTATGGATTTGCTTTCGTAATCCTTTATTGAGTGTAGGCATAAAGTGTTTCATTTGGGTGCTTCTGCTCCAATTTCCATAACCAATTAGGATATTGTCTCCAAAGGTTTCCTTGATTTTATTGAGGAACTTATCCATACTCTTCTTACCATAACTATATTGTCTAAACTTCATTTTTCGCCATACATCACGCTTGTAAAACTCGGTAGTTTCTTTATTCAGTTTATCCTTTTCCACTAAATATATTTTGAACTTGTCGTAATCTACCGATTTACTATTTTGAAAGGATAAATGAGTTTCTTTTTCTATGATGTTGTTTCGTTTCTTTTCCACTAATAATATTCGTTGGTTTGTTTTTGCCTTGCTTTCTCGTTTCCTTTGGGGTGCTGTATATTGAAGTTTCTTACCATTACTATCCATCATGTAGACTAACGACCTTTTACCAGGGTCGCAACCTACAATATTACGAGGTTCAACTTCTTTGAGTTGTTCTGTGGATAAATCTTCTATATTATGAAACTCTTGTTCTTGTAAAGTAGGAACTCTTGACCCCCATTTCTTATCTTTCAAATCCTTACGAATAAACAACAAAGAACAACTAATTCCATCTGTTTGTAATTGGTAATGAAATTGATAATGTTTGTTTTTGAATGTTTTATGTTGTAAGTTCAAAAGATTATTCCACACATCGTATTGATTTTCCTTTACATTCTTTAACAACTCTCCCTTCTTTGCGTTTTCAGGACAGAATAAACTAATGATACACGCTGTATCCAGAATGATATTCTTAGGAATAATGTTATTGCGAAGTGGTAAAGGTTGGAATAATTTATGTTCTTCCTTTTCTAATACAGCATTCATATACAACATACCTTTCAAATAATCAAATGGTTTCACTTTCACATCATAATGAACTGACTTCTTTATGTTTGTAGGAAGAATATTCGGTAAATGAGTGGTTTTCCATTTATCAAACATGGTATCAGTTTTCTCATTACATTCTAATAATTGCCTCTTGAACTTGAATAAAAATGCTTTATCTTCCGTTATGTTTGATGTGGTTTTATTGATAAACCGAAGAAAATGCTGAATAAATCGTTCTTGTGTATTGTTGGATAAAGAAGTATGTAGTTGTGTTGCTAAATAAGGTAATAAAAAAGTAGTATTCTTTAACTTGGTCTTTTCGTGGTTGAGTAAAGGTTGGTATTCCTTATTGTAAAACTCTTGTAGTGTTTCTAAAAGGTCAATATCCTTACTTTTTGCTCCTTGATTACTTCTTATTCCTAATGTTTTGATACAATACAGAATGAACTTCTCGTTTATTTCAGGTAAAGGTTGATTGTTGTTATAACATTTCAATACATACAACCTAATAAACTGGTAAGAATGTATCATCAAATCA